GTGTCTGCACCTAAAGCTGGGTAAGCTGCTAAACGGAAAAACTGTACGATCTTAATAATCTCTTTTGCTTCAGCCTTGCTTCTTGGGATCATCTTAAAGTTAAAGTTGAACTGACGAAGAGCTGGAGATCTAAACAACATCTGTGTGTGAGGGTTAACCACTTCACCACGATTAATTAATACTTGTCCTGCTGCTCCACCAACTAAACCTTTTTCTTGAGACATCGATGCAAGTTTCTGTGATACGAATCTATCTAATAGTTGTGGAGATTCTTTAGCTACAGTCTTAAGAGCATCAGATGTTGACGCTGAGTTTTGGTAAGCGTTGACAAGCATACCACCAACACCGGTGTCTACGTTGTCATACGATAAGTTATCGTTGATCTGTAATCCGGCAGGCATATATAAACTTACAGATCCAAGAGAAGATGAAGCAAATTCTGGAGACGTTCTTACAGTGTCTACCTTATTGCTTTTTTCTTGTCTAGCGATCGCAGTAAATTTTACAATGTTCTGAAATTTTTCAGTGTCACCGATGGGATAGCGTAGGCTAGCTTTTTTACCACCAAGTATTTGTGAGAAAGATGCAGCAACTTCTGCTAGAGCTGAGTTGACTAAACCGGTTAAATTATCGAGCATTGGGATCTCTTTTTGAATAGATACAGACCTACTTATTTATATGGCAACTTACAAAGGTTTCTTTAGACCTAAAAATCCCGCAAAGTACTCAGGTGATTATAAGAACATCATCTATAGATCCTTATGGGAAAGAAACGTCTTTCGCTGGTGTGATGAGAACGATCAAGTACTCAAGTGGGTAAGTGAAGAGATCGTCATACCTTATTACTATCCTTTAGATAAGAAGTACCATCGATACTTCGTTGATTTAAAGTTCACAACATCTCAAGGTACTTACCTTATTGAGATCAAGCCAAAAGCACAAACCAAGCCTCCTAAGAAACCATCAAGGCAAACTCAAAGATACTTGACTGAAGCTGCAACTTACGTAAAGAATCAATGTAAGTGGAAAGCTGCAGAGGAGTACGCTAAAGACCGAGGGTGGTCATTCCATATTTGGACTGAAGATACAATTAAGTCTATGGGGATCAAGATTCTATAATAAATAGAGGTATGGCATCTCTATTTGACACATTAAAATCTGAACTAGCAGGAGCTGGAATTCAGTCTCGTACTCGTGAATCGCAAGATTGGTTCACTAATCGTATTCGTGGTATTAGACGAATCAACGAGGTTCAATTCTTAAAAGATCCAGCACTAGTTCGTAAGAATCGTTTCTTTCCAGGATACATGTATCACTTTACATACGATCCAAAGACTAAAGAGAAACTACCTTACTACGACACGTTCCCACTCATCATCGCAGTTGATGTTGCACCTGGTGGGTTCTATGGATTAAACCTTCATTACTTGAATCCATTACTTAGAGCTGCATTCTTGGATAAACTAGTTGACATCACAAATAAAAAAGATTTTGATGAGAAGACTCGTTTCAGATTAAATTACGACATCTTGTCATCTACAAGAAGATTCAAAGAATTTAAACCTTGCTTTAAGCATTACTTAACAGAGCACATCACGTCTCGTCTTATGTTAGTTCCTTCTCAAGAATGGGAGACTGCGATCTTCCTACCAACTGAGAAGTTTGAAGGATCCACTAAGAGACAGATCTGGGCAGACTCAAATAGAACAATTAGAAGACCATGAATATAGACAACTTTAAAACGATCGTTAGTAAGCGCGGTGGATTAGCGCCAGGGAATAGGTACGCTGTTTATATGCCTCTTCCGTTAATTAGCTTTGATCCACAAGAGATTATCGCTCGAGCGTTTAACCAAGGCGCAAACACTGGGAATAGATTCTTCCAGGATCCAAGAGATGTTTCTATTCTATGTGATCAGGTAACTATGCCTGGTCGTCAGATCTCAACGACAGAGTTATCAAACAATATGCTGTCATTGAAGATGCCTTATAACTATATTAATGACGACGTAACTATGTCGTTCCATATTACCAACGACCACTACATGAAGAAGTTCTTTGAGAACTGGGTCGGTAGAATATTTGATAAACGTAAGATGACTATGAAGTATAGATCTTCATACGCCACAGACGTTATCATTCAGCAGTTGGATCAAAGAGACGTTCCTGTTTACACATGTACACTTAAGAACGCGTATCCTGTCACCGTTGCAAGTTATGATTTAACCAACGGCGCAGAAAGTACTTTCCAAAAGTTATCAGTCACTTTAACTTATGAAGACTGGGCAGAGGAAGGTTTTGTAGAATCCGTTCTTTCAAGAGGAAAGGTATTACTCGGTTCAGTTGGAAGAACAGTCGGTTTATAATATTATTTGTTGGAGAACATTATGGCTTTACCTATTTTAAACACACCGCGATTTGAAGTTGATTTACCTATTAGTAAGAAGACGGTTACATATAGACCATTCCTTGTCAAAGAGGAAAAGGTTTTACTAATGGCTTTAGAGTCTGGCGATCAAAAGCAAATTCTAAAAGCTATGCATGATGTAATTGAGGCTTGCACTAATAGTGAAGTGAAGGCAAAGGAATTACCTGTAGCTGAGTTAGAGTATCTCTTCCTTAAGCTACGAGCAAAGTCTGTCGGTGAGACTTCTCACATTGGATTAAAGTGTAATTCATGCGGAACACTTAATGAGTTAGATGTGGATCTAAACACGATCGAGATCGATAACTCTAAAGTTCCAGAGAAGAAGATTATGTTGACTGATACTGTTGGAGTCTTAATGAAGTTCCCAAGCTCAGACGACGTTATCAGAAACATCGACACAAAGAAGTCAGACGTTGAGAACAGCTACTCAGTTATCATTGCTTGCTTAGACAAGATCTTTGATACAGAGAACGTCTATGATGTAGCTACACAGACTAAGCAGGAAGTTACAGACTTTATCGAGTCATTAAACAAATCACAGTTTGAAAAGATCAAGAAGTTCTTTGAGGCAATGCCAAAGTTAAAGAAGGATCTACACTTCAACTGTGAGAAATGTAATACAAAGAACGATGTAGTTCTTGAAGGTGTAGAAAGTTTTTTCGCATAGCTCTCTCACACGATAGTCTCGAGAATTACTATCGAGCAAACTTTATTATGATGCAGCACCACAAGTATAGCTTAACAGAATTAGATGAGATGTTACCGTGGGAGAGAGAAATCTATATCGCTATGTTAGTTGAGTATATTCGCGAAGAGAACGAAAGAATTAAGAAACTTAACAGTAAGTACTAAGGGTCAATATGGCTAAGAACAAAAAGAGCGGTGGAGGAGGTACTGGTGGCGAGAGCTCACTAAGAACTCTTGTAGACCAGCTAAGAAAAGAAAGTATAGACAACGGTGAGCTCATCGTTGCGAGTAACTTTATTCTAAGCAACATCTCCAGCAACATCGCCGATATGACTGAACACATCCTGAAGATGCCGACTATGATCGCGGCTTCTCAAGGTGCTGCTCCATCCGTTGCTCTAAAGGAAGTACAAAACGAGCAAAAGAAGGAAGAGACCAAGGATAATGAGAGAGAAGATAGGATTAAATCCACCCTTGAGAAGTCATTAGAAGAGCTTCAGGGCCTTCGTAAGGACATGAAGAAGGGTTCTCTATTAGACATATTAATCTCAGGTGCTGCACTGCTTGCAGGCTCCGTAATCGGGCTTGTAAAACAATACTTCGATATATTCAAGAAGACTCTATCCCCGCTGATTAAGTTATTCCAAGGCGACGGTAAGATGTTTGCCGGCTTAGTCGATCGAATCAAGGACGGATGGGTTGCCTTCAGCAACGTGTTTGTTAGACTCGGTAAGTTCTTTGGTGAGTCTTCGATTGTTAAGTACCTAAAGGAAACAGCCGGAGTGATCGGCGAGTTCTTTAAAGGTGTAGGAGCTTTATTCTCAGGCGGAGGATCAGAGGGGTTTATCTCTAAGCTCACTAAGTTCTTTGCCTCTATCGCTGATAAGTTCAAGTACTTCCTTAAGCTAGGTGAAGTAATTGGTAGAAGAATCCTATTCCCAATCATCACGATCTACGATACTGTAATGGGAGCACTACAAGGTTTCGATAGAGAAGGTATCTTTGGCGCGTTTAAAGGTGCCATCGCTGGATTCATTAACTCCATCTTTGGTGGCATCCTAGATCTATTGAAGGACGGCATCAGCTGGGTACTTAACCTATTAGGATTCGAGAACGCGAGTAAAGCTCTTGACTCATTCTCATTCCAAGCTCTGATTGAGCAGGCGATCAATGGTATATTCGACTTCTTTAAGGGAGTCTTCAACTTCGTGATGGATCTATTTAAGAATCCAGCAGCGGCGATGGAGAAGCTTGCAGCTATCGGGGACGCGGCTAAGGAGGGACTTAAGAAGATCCTTCGTAGCTTACTACCTAATCCATCTGGGTCGGGAGCGGAGAAGATCGCAGCTAAGTTGATTCCAGATGCGATCTATGAGTTCGCAGGGTTAGATCCTAAGACCGGTGCTGTGGTTCAGGGTACCAGCGAGACGAGC